TAATCGCTCAAGAGATTGGTTGTGAGGGTTCGCATAAAATGGAGTATGGATTTGTTCCGTGTAGAACTCACGCACAAGCAGAGGAATTATGGGACGCACATACTCGGGTTTTTCTCCTTGAAGAACTGATAAAAAGGGTGATGGGGTGATTTTGATTTTTATTGTCCTATTTATCTTAAACTAAACTATTAATTAGTATTATGAAAAATATTGAATTACTTAAGAAAGTCGCTGACTTGGTAGGTTTTCAGTTTTCATCTTATAAGTTTGCTGAAGCAACCCTCGAGGGTGGAGTGGTAATTACCAACTCAAGCGAAGGTGAAGATTTCCTTGTTGGAGACACAATCTCTATTAAGAACGAGGACGGAACATTCACCATCGTAGGAGAGGGAACTCACCAACTTGCTGACGGGAGAGTCTTTATGACCGATGTTGAAGGGAAACTTGTAGAAATCAAATCAGAAGATACGGAAGAGAGAATCGAAGTTGAGGTTGAGATGGAAGAAGTAGCGGTAGAAGTTCCGACAGAAGTGGTAGATGTTATGTCTCCTGCGGTCGTTTCTGCTGTTGTTGAAGCACTCACTCCAATTGTAGAAGAACTCAAAATGATTTCTGAAGAGATGAAGAAGATGAAAAAGGACTACAACGAGTTCAAAAAAACAGCATCTCACAACCCCTTGAAAGAGGATAAAGTTATTTCACAAAATTTCTCCGACCATAGATATGATATCTTAAAGGAGATGAAGTCAAAACTTCGTTAAAAATTAAATTATAAAATACAAACAAAAATGAAAAATCTTAAAGGATATTCTTTTGATTTTGATACTGCAGGTTTGAGTGATTATTTGAACGCAAATGCTGACCTCTTCCTTCACAAAATCGTTATGGATACGACCGAAGCACAATACTATCGTGTCCTCCCAAATATCAAGTATGGTGAATTGATTCCCGTATTTGAAACAGGTGATATCGACAACATCGCATTCCCTGGTAATTCTTGTTCGTTCACTGGTGGAACTATCACCTTGGAAGAGCGTGAATTGAAGGTATGCCAATACAACATTCAGAAAAATTATTGTTATGATGAGTTGAATAGAACCATCTTGTCTATCAGACTTGCTCCAGGTTCTTACGTTGAGTCAAACGTTCCAATGGAAGAAGCATTTATGAACGACATCTCGAGAAAAGCAAACGTTTATATGTCTCGTAAGTTTTGGGGTGCTACCACCGCAGTTGATGGTTGTTCAGGTGTAATCGAGCAATTGACAGGTGCTACTTTCTCAGGTTCAGTTGTTCCAGTAACTTACACTGCGATGACTTCATCAAACGCTACTGACGTTGCTGACGCTTACATCGAGTCTCTTCCTGACGCATTGAAACCAGTTACAACTATCCTCGCTTTGAATCACTCTGACTTCCAAGCGCTTCAGTTGTCATTGAGAAATCAGAACTTGTTCCACTACAATCCTGAGCAACTTGCTTCAGGTATGATGGCTGTTCAGATTCCTTTCACCAACGTAATTGCTATCTCAACTGAGTTGGGCAACACTGCTGTAGGTGCAGGTAAAGCGGTTCTTACCAACCCTGAAAACTTGATGTATGGAACTGACCTTATGTCTGACTTCCAAAATCCTATCGCTTGGTATTCTCTCGACTTCCAAGAGCAAAGAATTAAACTCGCTGCTAAATTGGGTGCTGCAATCGGATTCGGTTCTCAAGTTGTATTAGCATCTTAATAAACTATTAAACTAATATATTAAACAATGGGTTCTAACTGCGTAATTACCAATGGATTAGCACTTACATCGTGCGTTAATAATATCCCAGGACTTGAGGCTCTATGGGTCTTGACTACTACAGGAACGACTGCTGAAATCACTGGAATCACCTACAATACTGGAGGTGAAATCACAGGTCTTACAGCGAATGCAGGAACAGAGTTCAAGAAGATTGATGTTGTAAGAAACTCGAGTGCGGCTCTTAACGAGAGCGTTGCAATCAACCTCGAGTCTCTTGGTTTCGACTACAACACACAACTTATCTTCACCATCCCTGGACTTTTCCAAGATGGAACGAACTTGTATCAGCAAATCGTTCAGAACACTCAATCATACTTCATCGTGAAATTGAAGACAGGAAAATACTTCTTCGCTTCACCACTTGGAATGTATATCGAGAGTGCAACTATCGCTTCAGGTTCTTTACCTGGAGATTCTCAACTTTACACTTTGACATTGACTTCGTCTAATACGATTTCAGTTCCCGAGGTGGACGTTACGACTACGCTTACTGCGTGGTTGGCAGCGAACTCGAATATCGCTATTGATAGAGAGTAATTGAGTATTATATTCAAGGGGGGACAATAGTCCCCCTTTTTTTTTTTTATATGGAGAAACCGATTTTATTTGTAGAAAAAAGTTTGCGAGTTCGCAAGGACAATCTATATGTCCCGATTACCTCGTATCGTATCACAAAATTGGAGTTGGAACTCGAGAGTTCTATTGTCGGTTTATGGGTGGATTTCCACCGAGACGGAGTATTTATATTTAGACGTAGATACGATTTTGGAGACAAAGGAGACATTAGCGTCGATGACTTGATAAGAAGAACACACGAAGCAATTTCTAATGTCGGATAACCCATTTTTTAAGAGTTTAGAGGAGAAATATTTCCAAGGGGAGTATGTCTATGAATATGGAGGTTTTGTTCCACAGAGATTATTTATTCCTGCTCCACCTCCATCACCAAGTCCGACACCTTCGCTGACACCAAGCAACACTCCGACTCCTTCAATAACAGCGACTCCTACGATTACCCCTACGACAACGATTACTCCAACGATTACTGCGACACCCACGTTGACCCCGACACCTTCGTCAGCACCCGCTACTGACCCTGATGCGGACGCTTTCTTGAATGCTGTCTTGCTATCGGGAGGAACAGGGATTACTTCAACTATTTCTGCAGCAACACAGACCTTATTCACTGACCTCAAAACCGCAGGTCTTTATTCCAAGATTATTGCTCTTTATCCATATATCGGGGGAGTAGCGAATTCACATAGAATCAATGCTGTGAATTTGACTAATTATTTAATCACTTGGTCAGGAACAATTACCCATAATGCTCAAGGTGTTCGTGGGAATGGGGTTAGCGGTGCGGGTGATACAGGTTGGATTCAATCCACTGGAACTACCGCAGGAGATACTACGATTGGTTGTTATATTGTTGCAAGTGGAAATACAGGTTGGGATATGGGTCAGGTCGGAACAGGTGGAATAACTTTAGGTTTCAATACCAATGGTATTGGTGGAACTCAATGGGTAGCAAGAATGGGTTCAACTGGCAATGTTAATTTGGTCGCAACCAATTACGAGAACGGATTCTATGCAACCTCAAGAACAGGAACTACTCGTATCGATTACATCAGAAGCACGGGCTCTGCTGCTTCAGTTAATTCAACCGAATCTGCACTAATAACCATTTCCTTAAAATTATTGAATCAAGGTGGTGGTGGTTTTTTTAGTTCCAAGACGTATGGAACTCATTTGATTACAAGAGGATTAAATTATACAGAACTCGGAGATTTGAGGGATATAATAAAGAACTTTAATACAAGTTTGAGTCGATGACAAAGTTTTTTAGAGGTCGAATTCAGAACGAACTGAACGGAGGGATACAATACAATTTTGGGGGGTTTGCTCCCTTGATTGAGGATGTGGTTTGTCCTGAATCAGTTATTCTTCAATCTACTGATATTCTATTCCCTTCCGCACCTCAACTCAATACAGGGACATACAATAGAAAATATGATTTTTCGGGGGGAACATTCTTCTACGCATACTATAGAGAAAATAATTTATTTTATACGACCACTGCTCCTGATGGTTTCAACTATCCCGTCTATCAATACCCTTCAGCGAATATGTTTATTATTCGTTGTTTCTCATCTTTGGGAATTGATATTGGTTGGGGATTCTTTTCTTTGAATCAAGACCCGTTTTTTTTTCCTGCGATTGGAGGAAATTTTTTAGCATATTTCTTTGATTATGTTGAAGAGGGTTCAATCAGGTATTTGAAAGTTGGAACTCAAAATAATATTCCACCCATCACAATTCCTCCTCAAACAATTCGAAGTATCACAATTGCTTATCCATCGGTATGTCCGAGCACGACTCCTACGAATACTCCGACCAACACTCCGACTCCTTCAATTACGAGAACACCCGCTACAACTCCGAGCAACACCCCGAGTGCTACACCTACCAAGACTCCTG